CGATACAGAAGAAGACCTTGAATAAACAATCCATCCTTGAGGAATTCAGCATTCATCCCAAAAACTTTGCTCTTGCCAGGGCAATAGTTGGGGACAAATCTGACAATCTTCCGGGTGTAAAAGGTGCAGGGCTTAAGACTGTTGCGAAAAGATTTCCATATTTAATTCGTGAAGATGTTTACGAAGTAAGCGACATTATCAGAGATTGTGCCATGCAAGGAAAGAAAATGAAAATCCACGAGAACATCGGGAGAAGCGAGCAACTAGTTAAAGACAATTACAAGATCATGCAACTCTATTATCCGAACATTCGTCCGATCAATAGAGCGATGATTGACAAGTCAATAAAGGATTTTGAACCATTTTTTGGAAAAATTAAGTTCACACAAATGCTCTTTGAAGATGATGCCGGACATCTCAACTTCAACGATCTACAAGCAGTTTTTCGGAGAATAAATAGATAAAAGAACTTGACAACTAACACAGAACCAGTTATATTATAAACATAATCAATCAGGGAGGACAAATGAGCGATTTAAACAACTTTAAGAAAATGGAGACTTTTTCCAAATTTGGAAAGAACTTCCAAGAGAAGATCTGCCAACTAATGTTGGAAGACAGACCTTTCTATGACCAGATCACGGAGGTACTAGATGTAAATTTCTTTGAAAAGAAATATCTACAAATCTTTGCTACCACTCTGATGAGTTATAGAGAGAAATATAACACTCACCCAAATGGTGAGGTTATGATGGCTCTGTTAAGAACAGAACTAAACCATCATGATTCAGCAGTAGCGAAAGCAGTTCGTGAGTTCTATGCTAGAATTCATACCTCTGACGGAGTCGAAGAAGCATTATATGTGAAAGACAAAGCCATTGACTTCTGTCGTAAGCAGGCCCTTAAAGGTGCAATGTTACAATCAGCGAAATTACTTAGCAGTTCGTCCTTTGACGAGATTGAGAAAGTAATTAAGGATGCACTAGTGTTGGGAACTGACAACAATTTTGGCCATGACTTTCACCGGGACTGTCTTCGTCGCTTTGAACTCATTACAAGAGACCCTATTACAACTGGGTGGGCTAGAATGGATGAGATTTGCAAGGGAGGTCTTGGAAACTCTGAGCTTGGAGTCGTTATTGCTCCCACCGGTGCTGGTAAGTCTATGGTTATGGTTCATCTCGCAACTCGTGCGCTCCTTGAGGGGAAGACTGTGGTCTATTATACACTCGAACTTAAGGACACCGTCGTGGGCCAGAGATTTGATTGCTGTATCTCAAAGGTTCCTCTTGGGGACCACAGAATGAGAAAGGAAGAAATTCTAAAAAAGATAGAAGATATTGATGGCACTCTCATAATTAAAGAGTATCCTACAAAATCTGCCTCGGTTCAGACTCTCAAAAATCACATTGAAAAATTGAGAAAAAGAGGTATAGAACCAGATATGGTTTTGGTGGACTATGCTGACTTATTGCGACCGACACGGAGTTCTAGTGAAAAACGACACGAATTGGAAGAAACTTACGAAGGCCTTCGAGGACTTGCTCAAACCTACGAAATCCCAATCTGGACAGCATCACAAACGAACCGAAGCGGCCTCAACGCGGAAGTTATCACCATGGAAGCGATTTCGGAGGCATTTAACAAATGTTTTGTAGCCGACTTTATCTTTTCATTGTCAAGAACCGTTCAGGACAAACAAGCAAACAAAGGCCGCTTGTTTATCGCAAAAAACCGAAACGGCCCTGATGGGATTGTATTTGACGCTTTTGTTGATTGGTCTGATGTTTCAATACAAATCTTAGACCGCGACGAAAGCGTAGAAAAAATGCAATCAACCGCAGAAGCTCATGCAATACTGAGAGAAAAATATTCACAACTAAAAGCAAAATAGGAGACGCAAATGGATTTAGAGAAAAAAATATTATCGGATATAACCGTCCACATGAAGTATGCGAAATACATTGATAGAAAGCAAAGAAGGGAGAACTGGACTGAACTGGTTGCTCGCAACATGAACATGCATATCAATAAGTTTCCTGAGTTGGAAAATGAGATTATCAATGCTTATCAATATGTTTTTGATAAGAAAGTCCTACCATCAATGAGAAGCATGCAGTTTGGCGGGAAGCCGATTGAGGTTTCTCCAAATCGTATCTTTAACTGTGCTTATGCTCCGATTGATGATCCTCGTGTATTCGGTGAGATCATGTTTCTTCTTCTTGGTGGAACAGGTGTGGGCTACTCTGTACAGAAGCATCATGTTGAAAAACTACCAGAGATCCGAAAACCTAGTGGCAAGAGAACTCGCAGGTTCTTGGTTGGAGACTCAATTGAAGGCTGGGCAGATGCTGTAAAGGCACTTATCGCCTCATACTTTAAAGGGACATCTAGGTTACGATTTGACTTCTCAGACATCCGCCCAAAGGGTGCGAGACTAGTTACATCAGGCGGTAAAGCACCCGGACCACAACCTCTCCGGGAATGCCTTGTAAAAGTAGAAGGAATCCTAGATGGTAAAGAAAACGGAGACCAACTCTCCCCAATCGAAGTCCACGACATTGTATGCTATATTGCTGATGCTGTTCTTGCCGGGGGGATTCGTCGTGCTGCCCTTATATCTCTATTCTCTGCTGATGACGAAGAGATGGTTTCGGCGAAAGCCGGGGCATGGTGGGAGCTTAATCCCCAACGAGGACGAGCAAACAACTCGGTAGTTGTAATGCGACACAAGATTGATAAGCCGACATTCATGAACCTATGGAAGCGTGTTGAAGAGTCTCGTTCGGGAGAACCGGGCTTTTACTTCTCTAATGACAAAGAGTGGGGTTGTAACCCATGTTGTGAGATCGGGCTCCGTCCGTTTCAGTTCTGTAACTTGGTTGAGATCAATGTATCAGATGTCACAGACCAACAAGAACTCAACACCAGATCACGCGCTGCGAGCTTCATAGCGACCCTACAAGCCTCTTATACTGACTTCCACTACCTAAGACCTATCTGGAAGCGAACAACGGAAAAAGAAGCCCTTATTGGCGTTTCTATGACCGGTATTGCTTCTGGTGGCGTTCTTGACT